TGCGTTTTCTGTCCGGAGTCTTTCGGTTTCTCTTTCGGAGTCGCCAAGTTTCGCCCTCATTTTACCGAGCCTCTTAACAACGCCCTTCGGAAGTTTACTTTCGTCGGTATCGTCATCGTCATCGGTTTTAATGTCGAGCTTTAAGTCGTCCTTACCCTTGTCTCCGGTGTCCTTGTCGTCCTTCTTTGCGCCCTTGTCGTCTCCTGCGGGTGCGGCTGGCGTTTCCGCAACCTGTTCTTTTTTGCCAGGCTTTTCAGTCTCATTGGGTTTTTCCGCTGCCGCCGCTTTCGCATCAGCCAGGATATCAACGCCAAATGACTCTTTGCCTGTGTCGATAATACCACCTACTTGAATCGCTTCACTCATTTTCGGTGCCGGTGTTTCTCTTAATCCTGTTTCCATACAAACCTCCCTTGCTCGGTGATTACGCGCCGATACGATGATTGTGTTTCGCGGTATTGTTTATAATCGCCGCCGTTCTTAAGCCGCCTACAAGTCGAGCGTTTTCATTCTGTAAGCGTATACACTTATTATTCAAGGCTTTAATAGCAAGCGCGGCCTGCTCGGTCTGCTTTGCTGTGTCGGCCAGCACTTTATTTTGATCGTTCACAATGGCCTGTAATTTACCGGCTTCATGTTTCCAGTAAAGTTCCATCGGAGTTGGTTCGGTTTTTATTTCTTCGCTTGCCGCCATTCGCTGAACTCCTTCATTCCCATTTCTTTGGGTTTTTTAATTCCGACAACATTGGCCTGCTCAATTTGGATTTCGATAGAGTGGTCTTTCCCACCGCCTTGTCTTTCAGATTGTCTGACAGACGTTACGCATCCGATAGCGGCCACGTTAACCTTCTGGCCGACAACTAAGCCTTTAAGCGATTGAATTTTTTCAACCTGCTCTTTCTCGAATCGGAGCTGTAAGCCATACGGCCAGCGGTCTTGCTCTCCGGCCCTCATAGGGGCGCATTCGCTCTTTAATTCTTTGGTTGTTTTCTTCGGCAGTTTCATGTCAATAAGTTCAGGCATTTGCGGTTCCTCCCTCTTTATTCGCCATCATCTCTGCAAGTATGGCTGCGATATCTTCTTTTTTGAGCTTCACTTTTGCCTCGTTATCCAGCTTCATCCCTTCGAGCTTAACCTCTTCCTGTTTTAACTCAATCCGTTTGAGTTCCAGTTCGGCGATTAACCGCGGATCGGGAGGCGGTTGCTCAACGGGTTTTTTCTCTATCGGATCTCCGTTCTCATCCATCTCCTGTTCATCACCAAGTATTGCAGGCGGGACCATCCTCTTGAGCCTTGCAGCGATATCATCAGCCCTGGGGAAATCCATCATACCGAACAGAATATCGCCTATGGCCGCAATCTGTTCCGGTTGCATTGACGGTAAGATAGCGCCGATTTTCTCAAGAAATTCCTCTCTCTGTGTGCTGTATGATCCGCCAGCACTTACATAGACGTCGTATTTGCCGACTGTTACATCAATGCCCTTGCCGTCGTTAATGGTGACGACCTTCTCTTTCATGTCTTTGCCGAGTATGCGGATCTGCCGTTCTGTGTCGTACACATACGGGATCATCCCAATAAGAATCTGTCCTGTTGTTATGACGCCTTCTGCCAGGTTATCAAGGAAAGCGTATTGCCCTGTGTCGGATTCGATCTTGCGCCTCTGGATTGCCACTCCCGACGTTTCATTTGATTCCTGCCCGAGTCCGGCTTTTGTTATGCCTATGGTGTCATTCATCTCGGAGTTAGATATCTCGATCTGCATCAGATTGGCGGATGAAGACTGAGCCGGCTGCTCCCTCGTCGGCTTGAGATTCGGCAGAGCTTCATCAACATGATACGGCAAATACGGATAATTGACATCCAGGCTCTTGTCCCATACGTCCTTATGCGCTCCAAGGCATTTATCCGGCATAAGAAACGGCTGCTTCGGCTGCAATGCGGCTGCTTCGGCGTCGTTTGACCGGAAATAATTATACAGTTTGCAAGAATCTTTGGCGTGTCTTGCTATGCCCCTGCTCTCGATTTTACCGTTTACGCAGAGTTGCTTGCCCCAGACTATGACAACAGGAAACATATCACCCGGCACATCCTCACGATCCAATATCCTTTTGCCGTCAACCAGCGCCCACTTGATTTTATACTGATCAGCCTTGCGCTCTCTTTCGATTATGTCTTTATCTGTCTTGGTTTCATCATCAACAGTGCGACCGTCTGTTGTGAGATACAGGGTCTTTGTGCCGACTTTCTCTTTGTAGAAATATTCGGCTACCCTGACCGTGCTTTCCGTCTGCCAGTTCGCAAACTCGGTCCCGTCTATGTTGAAATCAACGGGATCATAGCCGTATTTTTCTTTATATTCGTCCCTCGACATATCCGAAACGATGAAAAAATAATAGCCGTCCTGCTTGTTGTCTTTGACTGCTGCCGGATCGAAATAAACCGAATAGGCGTTGATAATGCGCTCTAATTCTATTTTTTGATTAAAGCTGTTGTCGTCGCACCACACCGTTTTCAGTCGCCATGCGCCGCGTCCGCCTGCTGCCATGTGAATACCGGCATAGGAATATATCTTTTTGGCCCCGGAACGGGTCGTATATCGGCACAAACCTTCAATTACATCAGCGGTTTTGGCGTCGGCGCCATTATCAACAGCTTTGACTTCAATGCCAGGTGTATTCTGCCGGATATCGCCATCAACCTGATCCAGAAAAACAGGGAGCTTGTTAATGGTAAGGCATAACCGGCCTTTGCCCCTCTGCTGTTTCGTGGACTCATCCCAATGCTCACCGTTGATGAACTTAATATCGGCCATGCCCTTTTTGCGCTCATCGGCTTCATTTGTTACCGAGCGATCCAATCTTTGACGCATGAGCTTTAAAAAGGCATCGTCATCGGAGACTTTGAGCTTCGGCTCTTTCGACTCACTCTTTTTCGGCTTCTTTGTAGCCATTGGATTAAATCCTCATCCTGAGAACCGGAGATCCGGACGCATAGACTGAACAGTAGCCTCGATACCAGCAATTATCACCGTTTGTGATCTGATCCTGGGTGACCGCGGTCAAGCTGCTTACGGCCGCCCAATTCGCATCATCGTGCGCCGGATAGCTTGAGTCACCCTCTGACTTCATGCACCTCTGGATCTGTATCGTAGCGTTGAATGTACCCGTCAGACTGACCGCCATTATGCGACCTTGAGTCAGAAATATTGGATCGCTGTACTGTGTCGCTGCTGAAAAAGTTTTTGTTACCATGTTAAATCTCCTTTATTGCGTCCAACAACTTCAACATTATGGCTTTTAATGCCGCTATGGTTTTGGTTTCGGTTGATTCGAGTTCGGCTTGAATTTCTGCCCTTAATAAAGTCCTTTGTTTAACTTTTTCTTTCAAGGCCAGCTCTTCCGGCGTTTCAACGTGCGGTTTTTCTTCCGGCTTTTCCGGTTTATTCACAACCGCCCATTTACTGTCGACATAAATCACGGTCTCGCTTTCTTTGCATTCGGGCGGTTCTTCGGTCGCCGCGTTTGCCGGAATTAAATATCTCTCAACTTTGTTAATCTGCAATTCCAGCGGGTCAAGTCTCGCTTCCGAGCTTCCGATATATTCTTTCGTGTCTTTGTCATAATGATATAATTTCATAAAGCCCCTAATATTTTATGCAATATAAAACATTTATGTTAATGGGTCTTGTTTCGTTTCCGCCGACCGATGCATGCGTATGAGCGGCTTGTGTAGCCGTGACCAATGTTGTGCTACTTCCTAAAATTCCGGATGTTGCAGTATTGATGTAATCTTCGGTTCCTCCGCCACTGGAATAAATGTCTGTTGTCACATTTATTGCCGGAGTCTGTGCTCCATGGGTATGTGCTTCTTGCTCATCTGCCTGTTTTGAACCCACAACATCACCACCAGTGCCATCACCCCTGTCTGTTCTCGTCGCCTTGTCGGGGTCTGTAGTCTGCCCATGCGCCCAACCTCTAAGAAATCTGCCTCTGTAATCTGGCAGAGTGAAGTGCGTTCCGTCTGCTGCGCCGTAGTCGTCAGAGATTATTGCAAACAAAGCCGCGTATGTTGCCCTTAAAAGAGAGCTTCCGTCACATTCCAGGTATCCAGCCGGGACAGATGATGCAGGCCATGCTATAATGGAGCCGACGGCGGTTGATTCGTTTAACAGCACCATGCTCGTGCCGTCGTATTTTAAAATACCGTGCATTCCGGCTCTTATTTTTTGGGCCGTTAATGCCGCGCCATCCTGCGTTATAATAGCTTTTACTCCCAAACCGTTTAGGTTCAGTGTTGCGGCGCCGGTATTCGCATTCGTAAACGTAATAAAATAATATGCCCCTGTTGTGTACGCTGTTATCGCCGGATCGAGATTGGCTGTATATGTGTCGGTGCCTGCGACTGTTGCCGATATCTCTGACAATGCCCGACTTGGAGCGTCCAGATCGTTACGCATTAATTGAGCCGTTGCTCTTGCTACCAGAGAGCGTCCGAGCGCGGTAATTGCCGTCAATGCCGCTGCCACGCTTGATGTAAAATACGGGAATTTGTCGGCTTCCGGAGACAGTGCGCCTATCAGACCGCCAGCCGGATAATAATTATCAAGCGTCCAGATCGTAACCCCTGCCGCTGTTTTTAACACAAACTTATAGCCGCCCGTGCCGTAAATTTCGGCCTCGCCGTTTGAATCAAGCACAATCGGATTCGCATGAGGAACAGTCATTGCGTAATCGGAATATATTGTTTTAGGCGTTGAGGAACCGGCTTCATATGTGTAGAGCAGACCGCCGGACAACAGGTTTCCGCTGCTGTCAAACGCTTTAAATATGGGGTAGTTGATTATTGCCATTATTACTTAAGCTCCCGAGCAACATAAACCGTTTCATTTCCCGGCCTGCATCGCATCGTTATCCTGCCGTCTGGGTATGTGCGGACACCCTGAATTGTGAATTTATCGCCGTCCTTTAACATTTCGCGTTTAATCCATTTTTGTTTTTTTGTTTTAGTTTTAGTCTTGTTCATAACCCCCCCTACCTCGCCCAACCTGAGCTTATCCGGGATGATGCGCCGGGGATGATGGGCTGTCCATACCCGGCTCGGTACATATCTTTGTACCCAACTACAAACGTAATAAACGCTGATGAACCGTGCGAACTCCAATCGTGAACCGGTCTATTGCCGAGCTTCTTTTTTTCGTCGTCATACTCTGCCCGGTACGCTTCGAGCGCCGATATTCCCTGTGAGCATTTAACTTCATCGAACCAGCATTGGCCCAGAATATTTCTGACTGCCGGAATATGAACATTTACAATCACGTCCATGCTTTTGGCTCTTTTGACAACCTGTATCGGCCTGATGCCTAATTCCTCTCCGACCTCTTTCCGGCTCTTAGCGATCTCTGAATTGGTCATCTCTCGTGCCTGTGCGTCATGCGGCATGAAGTGGTTGCCGTACACATAGGGTTTTGCTTTTAATTGTTTTGCATAATGCTCCAATCCGAATCCGGTATTTTCATAATAATCAATAACATGATAGCCTTTACCGATGCCCTGAACGAACCAGATCGACATTGAATCATCAATACCGAGATCCCAGAATGTGTCAACCTCGATCCCGGCTTGATACGGCACATTGCAAATGCGTCCGGACCTGCGAGCCTCGATCATCTGTTTGGCGAAATACGCACCCGGAACCGCGCCCTCAAACGAGCAGAAATATTCCTGCATAAACATTGCCGTTCCAAGTTCATCCCCGTACTGACCAATTAAATCCTGCTTAATGCGCTCCAGTTGAGCTGAATCGAATACCGGCGTTTCGTCGGCTGTCAATACCTCGCCGAACCATCCGGGAGCCGTACGCGCGTAATCAAGGAGCTTCTTGAGGTGATTATTACCCCTTGATGTGCTGATAAAAATAGCCCAGCCCTTGTTTTCTTCCAGAATCGGGGATAAATACGCCCAGGACTGCGGGTCAGATAGCGCGTATTCGCTGAAAACAATACCGACAGGAGGAGATCCAACCAAGGCATTGTAATTATCAGAGCCTACGAGCTGCCAAGTTGAGCCGCACTTAAACTCAATAAACATATCTGTTTCGCGGGTTTTGGATCTCAATTCTTTCGGAAATGCCTCGTCAATCCGGCGCTTGCCCGTTCTTGGATTTACGGCTTCCCAGATAGCTTTGCGGCATTGATTGAATTGCGGGAGCATGTGCCAGTAGTTCCCCATGCGCTCATGCGCTGCTGTGGCTGTATAGTGTAGAGAAATTTCATCTTTCCCCCAGCGCCGGTGGCCGACCTCAACCGCTCGGAGTCCGCCATTTTCCAGATAATCCCAAATCTTTATTTGGTCGTCTCTTGGCTCCCATCCGTTATAAGGCAGCTCAATTTTTATCGGCTGTTTTACCGGCATTTTTCCTCGTACAGAATTTTTTAACTGTTAATTGGAGAGGTTGTTTAAGATCGACTTCCTGTTTATCGTGCAGGATTCCCAGATGTCTTGAGAGTAATTCCAGGCTTTTTACTTTGTCGCAAAGTTCAAATTCATACGTTCCATCGAGAACCGTATCGCCTTCTGCTGTTGATTTAATAACTCGTTTTTCTTTGACTTTTTTAATGATCCGGCTTTTGCCCGCTTCAAGCTGATCGAGTGGAATAACCTGAATTGATCCGTCTTCGTTTACTTTCACAAAATCAGACATATTTGCCAGTCCGATCAGGCGCAATTCGTTGATTACCTCTTCGGCTGTGACGCCAATCCGGTCTTTACGTTTTTCAATTTCCTCATCAATTCGGCGCTTAATGTGAGGCTTGGTAAGGTTTTCCCTTCCCATAAACCTGGCGGTTTTTTCGCTGTATCCTGCGGCAACCGCTGCTCTTGCTGCGTTGAAATCAACCAGATATTCAGCGATAAATATTCTTTGTTTGTTTTGTAATGGAAAGTCTTCGGGGTTTTTTCTTGGGTGTGGTGTGTTTTTCTCTGAGGTTTCTTTGATTTTATTGGTGTTTTTCTTCATATCCGCCCCGAACTGAGTATTTTGTACTCAGCCTTGCGGATACTTAATACACAGGTGGATACTTTATGTCAAGTAAAATATTTATTTTTACATTTTTATCCATTAACCCACCCAAGCCTTATGTTTAAATACATAATTAACGCGGGATGCAGTGTCGCCGCGATACATTTCGGCGCTATCCTGCACCTAAACGCAGCGAGCGGATCTAATATTGATTTATTAAAATAATAACATTCGGCACAGAATTCCTTAATGTCTAACACATGGATAATATCTTCATATCGTCCATTATCTATTTCGCAGAGTTTTAATCTAAGCATTCAATTCATCCTTTTTTTTATTTTGCCATTGTTTTTAAGACCTCACTTAATCCCTGGTTTTTTCTTCGCATTTCTCTTGCGCTTGTTAATACGTCCTGCAGTTCGGCATCGTCAGGAAAGGGTGTGAGCTCTGGGATCTTCGTTATTCCGGATGTCCGGCTGCTGGATTGTGATGGCTGTGTTTTGTTTTCGTCTTTAAACCAAACCGCGATCATCTTCTGTTTCCAACTCCGGACCTGACTTCCCTTACTATCTTTCCAGTCAGCAGTTGCATAATACTTAAAAGCCTTTCTCGCTGTTTCTTCCTGATACCCGTTTTCTTGAAAGTATTTTATAACATCGTCAATCAACGGCGGCGAAAAACTTTTCGCCCTGAGTGATGGTGATGGTGATGGTGATGGTGATGGTGAT